GCTGGATTCGCAGCGAAAAAGGCCAATCGGAGAGGCTGGTGACAATGGTTGCGAGCGATGGCATCCGTATGTTTTCTTTACTAGGCGACCACCACACGTTTTTTGGATGGAACTCCATCGCCTATTACGAACACTCCACCGACCGCGCAACATGGAAGCCCTGCACCGTGGAGGTCGCGCAATGATGCACTCAGGCAATAACCCCGGCAGCATTAGCGAGCGCGACCTGCGCGTGACCGCCTCGCAGCTACGCGCCGACGAAAACGACGCACGCGAGGCGACACGCGACGAGGCGACATTCGATGAACTCGACCGGCGATACGCAGACCCTATTTCGCGAGAGAAACTGACCGCGCTGCTGCCGTTCATCATCGCCTTCACAGAGCGCGAAACGGTGTGGTGCTACGAGCTAAAGGAGCGCCACGGCAGGCCGATGCCTGCGTGGACGCCGATCACCGAATGGGACGCGCACTACAAGCCGCAATGCCTCTCGCTCACCTACCGCACCGACAATCCTTTTGCTACTGAGTAGCCAACAACTTTCCCGTGCCATGCACGCGATTCGATGAAATCACTGGTAGGGTTGGAACTCAAACCGATGACGGAGAATCGCGCGGGCTGCACTTACGCAAGCCGGGGAATAACTTTCACAAACTGACACAATGAAAACACTCGAACAAACATTTCACGAACTGACCGCGCTAATCAGCGACCAGTCGCGCGACCTCGCGATGGCCGAGCTTGCCAGCGTCGCAGCAGAGCGGGACAAGCTCAAAGCGGAGCTTTCCGATGCTTGCCGGAAAATAAACTCGCTGTCCATCGCGCTGGATACGGAACGCATCACCGCCAGACACGCCAAAGCCGAGAGCGGCACCGCACGCCAAAGCCTGCGCGCAGCCGAGCAGGAGGTCGCCGAGATGGAAGCCGACTACGCCGACCTGCGCACAGTCAATGCGCGGCTGGTGGCAGACCTAGCAGCGGCGATGGAGCGCGCCGACACCGCCGGGGCAATACTGAGGGCCAAGGCATGAGCACAGCCCTTGCCACATTCAAGCGCGCGCACGGCGTCGCCACGCACCGCAAGACCGGCGCCGGGCATCGCTACGCGTGGATGGCCTTCTTCTCGACTATCACGATGAATGACGGCACGCGCCGCGCATTCACGGAGCTTGCCCATGAGTATTCGATGGCCGATTTGATGCGTCGCAACAAAGTAGCCGACGCCGACACCGAACTCGAAGCCTGCCAATTTTTGGCCGAGCGCAACGGCATCCCGTGGCCAGCCGATGAACCCAAGAAACGCAAATCCAAACCATGAACACACCCACCGTTGACGACATCATCGCAGACCTGGAATCGCGCGGCCTAAACTGGAGCCTCGACCACACAAACCGACTCATCGAAGCCCGCATTTGGGACTGGCCGAACGTGATCGCCCGATACCGCCCCGTCACAGTGGAGCCGCTGGCCAAGATGCTCGCCACAGCCGCCTTCGATGTGGACTGGACGAAATACCCGATTTTATGAAAAAACCACCACTCGACCTCAAGCCCGGCCAAGTCTGGGAAGGCTATCATCGCAATGGCTGGACTACGCGGCGTCGCATTATCGCCGTGGATGACCTGAGCGTGCTCTGGAACAACCCCGACAGTGGTGCTCGTAGAAGCAGCCGCGCGAATTTCGCGAAGTGGGCGGAAAGGATGCTGCCATGAGCTGCCCTTCCTACGGAGTCGCTGAGGACAGGCAGCAGGAACCTACCTCGCGCAGGAGGCACTACATCTGCGGCAGCTACTCCACCGACAACCACACCGCGCACCAATCCGACCTGTGCTTCGCATGGCAGCGCATCCGCGACGTGCGCGACATCGTGACCACGGACAGCGAGACCAAGGAGCAACTCATCGCCCGCGTGCGGGCTATCTTGCAGGAGTAATTTTATGAATCAGACATACGAACAGTTCCTAGACGCGAAATCTCAACTCGGAGGCGAGTTCGGATTTGAGCCGACATTCATGCCGGATTTCCTTTTCCCGTTTCAGCGCGCACTTATCGAATGGGCCTGCCGCAAAGGACGCTCCGCAATCTTCGCGGACTGCGGACTTGGCAAGACGCTCATGCAGCTTGTGTGGTGCCAAAACATCGTCGAGAAAACCAACGGCAACGTGCTCATTCTCACTCCGCTGGCAGTCGGAGGTCAGACACTCAAAGAGGCGGCGCGCTTTGGCATAGCTGCGGGACGCTCTCGCGATGGCAAGCCAGCCGGAAAAATCACGATTTCCAATTACGAAAAGCTCCACCTTTTCAACGCCTCTGATTTCGTGGCCGTCGCGTGCGATGAAAGCAGCATCATCAAACACGCCACCGGAGCCACACAGAAGGCCGTCACGCGCTTTATGTGCAAGCTACCTTACCGCTCCCTCTGGACGGCAACAGCGGCACCGAATGACTTCACGGAACTCGGAACATCATCCGAGGCGCTAGGCGATTTGAACAACTCAGACATGCTTTCGCGCTTCTTTAAGCAGATGGACCAAAAGACGACTGACCAATACGAGAAAAAGATCAACAACCTCGAAAAGCAGGCGAACCATTTCGGGAAAATCTCATTCCGCGTCTCTCAGGCGATTAACGGCTGGCGACTCAAAGGCCACGCGCATGACCATTTCTGGAAATGGGTTTGTTCGTGGGCGCGAGCGTGCCGAAAGCCGTCTGACATCGGGTTTGCCGATGATGGCTACGAACTCCCGGCGCTGAATGAGCGCGAGCATATCGTGAAGCCGACAACGCCACCGGACGGAATGCTTTTCACGATGCCAGCCTTTGGTCTTGCCGAGGAAAGGGATGAGCGCAAGCGCACGCTGAAAGAGCGGTGCGAAATGGTTGCGCAGCTTGTATCTCACGACCGCCCCGCCGTGGCATGGTGCCACACGAACGCCGAGGGCGAGGCGCTGGAAGCCATGATTCCCAACAGCGTGCAAGTGAAGGGGCCGATGAGTGACGATGAAAAGGAATCCGCTTACGATTCATTCTTGAATCAGGAAAAGCGCGTGCTCGTCATCAAGCCGAAAATTGGCGCATGGGGACTCAACTGGCAATTCTGCAATCACGTTGTCACGTTCGCCTCGCACTCTTACGAGCAATACTATCAGTCAATCCGCCGATGCTGGCGCTTTGGTCAGAAAAACCCCGTCACCGTGGACATCATCGCCAGCGAAGGCGAACAGCGCGTGCGCGACAATATGAGCCGCAAGGCCGCGCAAGCTGAGAAGATGTTTGAGGAGCTAGTCAAACACATGAATGACGCCATCAAATCTGAAAGAAAAACACACACCATAACCCCAACAATACCAAACTGGATTCAATAACATGAGCAATACACACAAAGAACTACTGACCAAAAACTATGCATTGTATCACGGCGATTGCGTGGAAGTAATGAAGCAACTCCCGGCGAACATCGTTGATCTTTCGCTTTACTCGCCGCCGTTCGCTGGCCTGTATCAATACAGCAGCGATGAACAAGACTTGTCCAACTGCATTTCCAAGGATGAGTTTTACCGGCATTACGAGTTTGTGATTCAGGAACTCCACCGCCTCACGAAGCCGGGCAGGATGAGCGCCGTGCATTGCATGGACATCCCCACTGGCAACTCAGGCAATGACGCGCTCACGGACTTCCCCGGCGACGTTATCCGCCTGCACGAAAAGAACGGTTTCCGTTTTACCCATCGGTATTTCATTTGGAAGGAGCCGCTGACGGTTCGCAACCGCACGATGATGAAATCTCTGGCTCATCGGCAAATGTGTGAGGACTCATCGCGGTGCTCTATGGCGAACGCCGATCAGCTTCTCATCTTCCGTCGTAGCGGAGAAAACGCGGTGCCCGTCTCGCACCCCACAGGGCTTCACCGATACGCTGGCGAAGAGCAAATGCCCGCCGACATCCGGCACCTCAAGGGGATGGACGGCGACCAAAAGAAAAACCGCTTCTCTCACTGGATTTGGCGGCGCTATGCAGATGCCTTCTGGGACGACATCCGCATTGACGAGGTGTTGAAGCATCGCGAGGCCAAAGAGAATGACGATGAACGGCACTGCCATCCGCTTCAACTCGACGTTATCGAGCGCGCTTGCGTGCTTTGGAGCAACCCCGGCGAGGTTGTATTCACGCCGTTTATGGGCGTCGGCAGCGAAGTTTTTGGTGCCGTATTGAACGGGCGCAAGGGAATGGGATGCGAACTCAAAGAATCGTATTTCAAACAGGCCATTGCCAACCTCGCGGACGTTGAAAACCACATGGAGCAGGAGCTTATCCCGGTATGACCACGCCCCAGACCCACCCCGCCACGCCACGCCCGCGCGAGATTGCGCTTGCAAGGGGCGCGGGGATGCGGTAGAGAGACCGTGCCGATTGAAACCCGGCTTCCGAAAACATGAAACATCAACAAACAAACACGGCTCAAGCCGGTGCATCGTCCGCGTTATTCATGGCGCAGGTTTCAACGGTGCATCGGCTTGAGCTTTTTTTGGAGGTAACGCAATGAAAACACAGGCTCAACAAAACTACGCGGCGAAACGTCTTGACCCGCGATGGCAGAAAAAGCGGCTGGAAATAATGCAACGGGACGAGTTCAAATGCACCGAATGCAATGACGAAAAAAGCACTCTCAACGTGCATCATCGTTACTACGTTAAGAACCGGGAGGTCTGGGATTATCCAGCTTTTTCGTTGGTGACGCTTTGCGAGGGATGCCATTCAACAGCGCACCCGAAACTTGCGGACGATGAAGAAAGCACGATGAGCGAATGGGAAGCCGGAATCTCTATCTTGGCGCAAGACAAAGACTGGCCCGCTGATTTTTGGCGATTGGGAGAATTGCTTGCGGTTGATTTTGGCGTGAACCTGAAAGGCTTGATCTCCTTTTTGGAAAAGCAAATAGCCGAGCACAAAGCAAGCAAGGTGGAGGATTTGCCGTGAGCCTTTTCATCCGAGTGCAGACCTCGTTTTGGACGCACCGCAAGACGATGCGACTCCGCGCACGGCTCGGGGACGTTGCGCTTTGGCTTCCGCCTCGCCTCTGGAGCTACGCAGCCGAGAATCAGCCGGATGGCGACTTCACAAAATACTCAGCCGAGGAACTGGCGATGCTTGTCGGATGCTCAACAGATGCACAAGCAATGCTTGTAGCATTGCAAGACAGCGGATTCATGGACGGGATGAAGATTCACGACTGGCATGAGCACAACGGCTACCATGAGAAGTTTGCGGCCCGCGCGAAGAAAGCAGCGGCGGCACGCTGGAAAGGACAGGAGAAGAAAGTACAAGACAAGACAGGACAAGACAAGAGCCAAGCAATGCTTGGCGATGCTAAGAGCAATGCTTGTAGCATTCGGACAGAGAAGAAAGCCGGATACGCAATTCCCGAATGCTTCGCGGGAGTGGACGGCTTCACCGATGCGCTGCAAGGCTGGATTGACAGCCGCAAGCAACTCCGCAAGCCGGCGACCGACCACGCCGTGCAACTCATGCTCGGCAAGCTCTCGCAGAAACCCGGCAGGGCCATCGCCGCACTCAACAAGTGCATCCTCTCAGGCTGGCAGGGCTTCGAGTGGACATGGATGGACGGCGACAGAAACAACGGGGCGCTCTCGCCCTTCGACACCCAAGGCGGCAAACGCTTGATGCAATGACACTCGAAGAAACCGCAATCCTAGGCTGTGCGCTGCAATGGCCCGACGAATCGCTCCCGTTCTTGACGGAGGCCGGAATCAGGGCCGACACGTTCTCGCACGAAATCCCCTCGACCATCTTCACCGCCATCGCGACGGCATGGCTCGCCAAGGCGCCGGGAGGGTTCATCGGCATCGCTACCGCCCTTGGCGACCGTCTCGACGCCGTAGGGGGCGCTGCGACGCTCCAAACGGCCATCGAGGGAGCCGCGCAACCAGTCACGCTCCCGCACTACGCCGAGATCGTGAAGGAAGGGCACGCCAAGCGCCGCCTCGCCCTCGCGCTCAAGGCCGCATACAAGCAACTGACCACGGAACCGACCGGCACCGTCCTCGCGGCCATCGAAGCTGAGATTTCCAGCATCGCGGCAGGCAGGGACAAGGCGCGCATCCAAAGCACGCGGGAAATCGTCATGAGCGTGCTAGGAACCCTCAATAGCCGCACGGATGGCTCGAAGATGGCCGGTTTATCCACTGGAATCGTGCGACTGGACGAGGAAACGGGGGGAATTCGCACCGGCGGTTACTGGGTGATTGCAGGCCCGACAAAGGGCGGCAAATCGGCCCTTGTGCGCTACATCGTCCGCGCCGTCGCACTCGACCAAGCGAAGCCGGTGCTCGTTTTCGGGCTGGAGATGAGCAGCGATGACACGGTGGAGGCGATGCTTGCCACCGAGGGCAAGGTGAGCGCGAGCCGGATGCGTGATGGCAC